CAACTGAACCCGAATACAAGATTCTCGGTGCTCTCAATGCTCGCAATATCTTCCTCACCCCTGCAAACGCTGAATACCGCATGATTGGCAAAGGCCGCAATCGTCGCCGTCTGACTCAAGAAGAAGCTGATGCTTACTCGCTGGAAACCGGAAGGGGATACCGCGATATGCTGCTGCGCTACGGCCAACGTGCGCTACAAATGCCCACAGAACGCGCCAGAGCGTTTTTGCAGGACAAAGCCGAAGAAGTGCGTGATCGTGCTCTAAAGAGAGCTTATCGCAGATGAAAACCATAGCTAACCAGACAACGACTCCACCCGCTCCAGGTTTTGTCTTTACCGACAGCCGAACAGGGATTGTCCACAAAGACCTATCGCTTAACGCCATTTACCCCAAAGTGGCAAAATCATGGGAAGCAAACGGCATTGAGTTCCCTGACAACTGGAAGGCCGTTGTGGTCCATGAGATGTGCGAGCAGAACCCGCATATTGAGTGTCGAGAGATTGGCGAGCCTGAACGCCACATGACGCTTGATGACGTTTATCGCTTTGCCAACAGCGTGAAGAAGTGGACAGAAGGTGGTATGCAGTTTGTCCCGAAAGAGGAGGCAGAAAGGCGTGCCGCGATTTGCGCCAAGTGCCATGACAACAAACCCGTGGGCATCTGTTGGAGCTGCCATTCGGCATTAAAATGGGTGGGAGAACGTATTGGATGGCCTGACACCAGCCGAGATAGCGAGCTTCAAGGTTGCGTCCGCTGTGGGTGCGTTTTACGTTTGAAGGTCCATCTGCCGCTTGAAACGATAGATAACACTGGCATCCAATATCCTGACCATTGCTGGCAGAAGGTTTAAGCAGCCATTAACTTTGCTTGCCTATCTTTTTCTGTTTAGGCATCCCATAGAGCCGCGATATTATCCAGAAATATGTTGTTTGGCCTTTTTGTTCGGCTTGCGTTGGAGTAGCGCCTCGGCTGCCGGTTTTCTGCGTTCACAGGCCAGATCAAACCTGTCTCTCAGTTTCCCAATCACACTGGCGAGCTTATCGCGTTGGCCTCCGCTGAGCCGGTTGCATACACGGATTGAAGCATTTAACTTCCGTATCCAGCCTTGGCACCACCAGTTCAGGCGGTCGTATTCGTGCGCTTGTCGATCTGTCATAAAAGTTGTGGGTAAATCGAGCCGAACAAATCAGATGCAGACAACGGCTCGGGGCTGTCTGCACTGTAAATCTAGTCTTGCGCTCGCCGTGTCTGATCTGAGACGTTCAGGGCACTCACGAAAGTCTTTCGGCCTTCGTGAGCACCCGTCACAGTGCGTTCACAGCTTCAGACCGTCTGCGGTGGGTTCGATCTTCGTGTTGCTCGGGTCCTTCGAGTTCGGATACGGGTTGTCCTGTGCGCCAGGGTTTTCGTCGTTGATGGCTTTCAGGTCCATTCCCAGCCACATCACGGCCTCTTGCAGCTTTGTGACGCAGATGGAGCGTTCACGGCTTGCACGGGGATTGTCGTCAGACGTGAGCCTTTCGCGCTTCGTGTCAGATGCGAGTTTGAGGCGCTGGATGATGGCGTCGATGTCTCGGCGCAGTTCTTTGTCTTGGATGATGGCGGTTTCGATTGCTGTCATGTTGTCGTTTGCGTTTTGGTTTCTACTTCGGCAGCCTGGGGTGCCGTGCCCTGAACCATCGGCTGATGCCAACGGCTCGAAAGAGTCTGTCATGTAAGCGGGCGTCCATCGCTCGCCGTCGGCATAGCCGGGTCGTTCTTTTCCTTCAAAATCGGACATCCATCCTTAGTCTTTGGCCGAGTCTTTTCTTGACCATCGGAGTCAATGAAATACTCCAGCTCTATTTTGGGATGAACTTCGCGTAGAAACAAAGTATCTCTGCCAAGCTCTCGAATTGCGAGTCCTATTTCACAATCAGGTTTGTGACCAATTTGGTCAGTATCCATGCAACATGGATGACCTAACCATTTTTTAGGCATACCAAAACATTCTGGGCATTGCCCGTTCCCCATGCTCCATTCTTTTTTTTGAAGGTATTTCAATGCTTTCATAGAAATGAAAGATTGGCCGATTTAATCTTTTCAATCAGTGCGTGGACAGTCTTTTCGACTTCGGCGGCATCTTCTTTTTCAGCAGTAAAAGCGTTGGCAAAGGCAATAGCCGCTTTCTCCACCTCGGTAATGAACGTGCCTCGCACAAGCTCAAGCTCGACGATATGACATTCGGACCAATGGAATTGAGCCAGCAAATCCTCGTTGGTAAGCGGGTTCGTGATCTTTTCCTGCCAAGCTTTCGCAGACTCAAAGGAGAGGAAAACGGGCGGGAAATGAGGGCCGAAACGCTCAATTCGTTCTTCATCACGGTAAATTCCGTGACCGCCGCATTCATTTCTAGTCCTAGCAAATGTGAAGAGTTTCATAATCAGGCTTTCTTGATCCAACCGCTAGGCTTCTGAACGACGTAGCCAATCTTGGTGAGAATGGCGGTGACTTCATCCTTGGGTTTGCCAAGTTCATCGGCAAAGACGTTTAGGCGAAGGGAACCAACATTCAGGCGAGCCTCAACTTGGGCTTGAATCTCCAGTTCTTCTTCGGTCAAATCGCTCGTAGCCGTTTCTTGGGCCTTTTCAGGCGTTTTGACACGTTCTGGCGCAGTTTTCGTGTCAGATGCCTTGCCGCCTTTGAGAAGCTGGTAAAGGCTTTTATCTTTGCAACCGTGGATGATGAGGGCTTTAGAGGACACGAAGCCTCCGCGATTGCGGACTTGACGCTCAATCGGGACAGCTTCGCATTCAAAACCACCGTCAACAGCGCGGTATTTGTGGGTATTCCACTGGTCGGCAATAAGGTCTGTATTTGCCCATCCTGCCATGCGTTGTTCCCCACGGAGATACACGTCAAATGGCAACGCTGGGTTGCCAACCTGCTTACCAAGGTCAATCACCAAGGAGCGGATGCCATTGTTCAGATCGGTCATGTTAGGCGGATAAACACCGACTCCCATCATCATTTCTTCGCCCGTCTCAAGCTCAAGCTGACCATTGATAATCATGGGCAACTGGACGATGTTACCAAAGTAAGTTGAGCCAGAAGCACGGTAAGCATTTTGCAGCCGATTCGCCCAATCTTTGCAAGTCGGGGCAGCATCAGCCTCAAGGTAAATCCAAGGCTGCTCATTCTTCAGCCGAGCCAGATTCATCACCGCATGGTAGAAGCAAATGTTCTGGTTCACCACGGAGTTAGGGTCAGTCAAATCTGTGGTAACTTGAGCAATGTCCACCTTGCCAAAAGTGTTCAGCAGACGGTCATATTCCTCTTGGGCGACCTTTTTTACGTTTGGAGCGTAAATAATGGTGGCCGTGTGGTCAAGGAGTCCGCCAAACTGGATGAGTAGATCGTTGCGGAGCTTGAAGCGTTCAGAATCGTGGGTGGTGACAGGTAAAACAATGTTCATGTAGTGGGATGCCCAGCGTTGAGCATAGCAAGCCTAAACTTAGCGTAGGAACTGTCAAGATGACTTTTATCAAAGAACTCAGGAACCCGTTCAGCGTTGAACTCCATGAGTAGCTGCTTGGCCTCGGCATTGCTTAGTTCGGGTTTTTGCTGCCGAATCATCGAAATGGCTGCATTGGGGTGCATCAAGTTTTTGGGCAAACCGTGATACTGCCAACCACCGGGAGGCGTTTCCAAGCCTTCTGGCATGACTATTTCTGCCTTGATACAGGCTTCACCAGAACCGTCAATGGAAGGCAGCGTCATCGCACCTGTGCCGATGTATTGAGCATTCACACCGGGGTAAATGCAGTCTGGCAACCATAGGCAAGCCTCTTGGATTCGAGGGTGTTTCAAACCTTCCGCAATCGTCATGGACACAGACTGGTTGCCAATGAACAAGCTGCTGCCAGCAATCAGATGGGCCAATTCCAGCATGTCTTTGACCCTGACACGCTCAATCTCCCCAAAGTGGCTGAATGCCTCGTATTCCTCATCCAACCCCACAAAAACAAGGCGTTTGCCGTAATGTTTGACGATCTTAGCCCAAGGGAACTTGTCATTATGGTAACGAGGGCTGCGATTGACCACGATTCTGCCGTGGGGTTTTACGTCAAAAAGCGTCAACCAAGGACGATCAAATCTCGGAATGTCTGCCAAGAATCCAAACATTTTGGCGTGTCGGGCATGGACTTCGGCCAAGTTGGAGAATCCGTCATGCAAACTGCGGTGGCGGAAATCCTCTGAACGCCAATCACATTCGTTTGGCCTTCCGATGCGGACAGCCTTGATGATGGGCTGGCTTTCAAGGAACGGACGGATGAACTTCTCACGGGCTACAATGCCTTTGGTCATGCCATCGTCCCAAAGGTGGTAAATGGTAGGGTTGCCTCGATAAACAAGGGGTGCTAAAGACACAACGCAGTCACCTAAGTCGCCGCTGCTGGATACCACCACGGAGGGCAAATCAATGTTCACTTTGATTGGCTTTACTGCATCCTCAACGGACAGGTAATTGCCATCATACTTATGTTCCACAAAGTTCCACGCCACGGTATCCGCAAAGACTTCCTCGGTGCAATGGATTCCCGTGATGCCAATGTGCTTAGACCTTGAGGCTGTTGGAACGATGCAATGCAAATCGTTCTTTGGCATGACTCGAAGCTGGATATTCCAGTCCCAGCCTGCGGGAGATTCGTCCTCTTTGCCGCTGGAATAGTCAAAGTCCCAAGTGTCTTTGAGATATTTGTTCCACACATGGGGCCATGTTCCCCAGATGTTGCCTGTGAACTCGGTGACTCGATGCCATGTCGCGGGATTCTTGTTGGCTTTATCGCCTACCCACTTAGCGCAGATCGCCATTGTTTTCTCGTCGCCATGCAGGTTCCAACGGCTTGTTCCCCAAAGAAAGTCGAGGATGTCTGGCGAAACAAGAAAGTCGTCCTCGCCAAGAATAGTGAAGATTGCGCCCTCAATGCGGAAGCAGTGGTCAAACAAATGCCAAGGATTGCGTAGGACGCCTAGCTTTTCCTTGTTGAAATGCTTGATGACAGGAACCGGCGACTTGGCTGCAAACTCGTCAATGACAGCTACGCATTCATGCCTCTTGTCCGTAGGCTCAATAAAGAAGTGAACCGATGACAAAAGCGACAAGTTGGTTTTAAGCCAGCTATCCAGCGTAGGTTTGAGATACTGCGGACGATCAGCGCAAGTGAAGGCCAGAATAGTCTGGCTTTGCAAGCGTCCCAAAGTTGTAGCCCCATGCTCATAGCGTTCCTTGGAGTTCGACTTGCGAGCCACATCATCTTCCTCGCCATAACCTTGTGAGGGATTGGCATGGAGAAAGCCAAGGTCAACCTTGCCTCCCTTTGTGGCATCTACATAGCCCCATCGTTTTGCAACTTCAGTGAACCAGTTGTCGCAATAGACCGACTTGAAAGACGGGTGCCACAAGTAGCCCATCGCTTCATAGAAACGCTTAGACACGATGGGATGGCAAATCAGTTCGTCCTTGCGATGCTTGTCGCCAACATGCAGGATGTCTGCCCCATTGCTCATGTAGGACTCGATGATCTGGTCCCAAGCATGAGCGGGTTGCCAGTCATCATCTAAAGCAACCAGCACATCGCCAGTCGCTTCTTCAGCAGCTTTGTTCCATGCCGCTACAACGGTGTTTTCGTTGGAGATTACCGCATCAGGAAACGCAGCTTTGCCAGCTTCGTCATCATGGTCAACGCAGGTGATGATTTCAATGTTGGCTGAGTTGTCCGCACGTCCAAGCCATAGCTGTTGACATTTCTTAGCGGCTTCAGGACGACGGGTTGCGTGCAGGAGACTGATTTTCATATTTGATTCGCCCACCCACCACCAAATGTGATGAGTCGGCTTTGAGGTAAGGTGGATTGAGTAGGTTTCTGAGTCAAGAAGCTCAAGCTAAATTCGCTGTTGCCGGAGCGTTGTCGAAGCACGACTGCGGCTTTTTCGTTTGAAGAAAGGTTGTGTCGAACACGCGCAACGTGCAGGCACATGAGGGCTGCATCAGCCAAGTCTGGGGATTTCTTGGTTCGCAATCTCATGTCTTTCTTGGACTCGATTTGAACCACGCCAGCCTTTTCCTGATACGTTCGTGAAACCAATTCGGCCACCACGTCTGGTTTCAACCCTTTAAGCTGCCCTGTGCGGACAAGCTCTCGACCCACATACCAAAGCTCGGATGCCATGTTGAAGAAGCGGTCACACCCTTTGCGATTATCGTTTCGAGAAACTGGCATATCCGAGCCTCTGCCGGAGAACTTGATGTTAATGAAGCCAAGGCCAATCTCGCGTGCAATCAACGCTCCAAACGGTTCACCACCACCCGTTGCGTCAATGGCAAAGTTTCGCACATCTACTTTATGCTCTCGCAGCTTTTCTTTGGTGAGTTGAACCACCCACTCAACTTTGGAAATACTTTTGTTCGTGATGTCTTCGTCCAACACATACAGGTGGGTAAGCTCAAACACTTTCTGTTTCGTTTGAGTGTCCACATTGACAGCGATGCCTGACTTTCCAATAGCCAAAGCAGCACGGTCACCTCCATGCACGAAGCCGGGGTCAAGCGCAGCAACAATGACTGGAGGCTCAACCCATGTGGCGCAAGGACGATCAGCCCCATACTTCACAATCTCCGTCTCGGTGTAGATCGAATCAAGGTCGCCAGCAGGACTCCAAAAACCGCGAATCTGCTCGTAGTAGCCCTTCGTTTTGGTTCCAATCGGACCAATCTGTTGCAGCTTTTCAAGGGTAAGAAGCCCCTTCCAGCGTTCCTCACCAAGAACCACGTTTGGCGATTTCTCACCGTCAAATCGGATACAATACCCCTTGAGGCCAAAAGGCTCAATCTCGGTTTCCCATTCGTCATCGTCCTCGGTGATGGTCGCCCATCCTCCTTTGGGACGGGAAATGATGCCACCGGGATCATAAAACGAGTTCGGGTTGAATGCCCCTGCCAACTTGCACTGCTTGTTAGCCGTAAGGTTGTTCAGCACCGTGTTGAGAAGCGAATGCTTGAGTGTGGCGAACTCATCACCCATCACAATCATTCGTTCGGCCTTCGTGCCTTGCAGCTTGTCAGCAGACTCTTTCTCGGAGGAACTTTCGGATGCCAGAAGGACGATGCCTCTCGTTTCACTCTTGACTCCATCATGCTCAAATCGAATACGGTTCTGCGAATCCACCAGCTTCCCCGGCATGAAGTTGGAGCCAAAATATTTCTCCAGATGAATCCAGATGAGTTTGATCTTCCCCCATACCTTGTCTTTGGCTGCTGCTACCGTAGTGGAAGTTACTATGACCTTAGTATCTTTTGGGAATAGGAAGAACCACATTGCACCTATGAGGGCTAGGGTTTCGGTCTTAGAACTCGATTTGTGACCCGCTATTGCAAGTATGTTGTGCTTGTAGAAGTTGCCTAGAATCCGCATTGAATTTGGATTCCACTCAAAATAAAAAATCCCCCTTGGATCACCAAACACGATTTTGGTGAAGTTCACAAAATGCTGCGGCCAACTCACCAACTTGTTGCCCGGAATGGCTTTCATTCGGTCATAGCCACGCAAAATGCAAAGCTCCATATACCACTCAGGACAAGGGATAATCTTGCCCTTTGGACCCCAAGGTTTGTTGGGCCAAACACGCCCATATTTGATGGCGCGATTATCTTTGACTGGTTTTGCGGCGACTGCCATTTAACAGAAGGTTATGCGTCAAGGTGAGTTTTGCAAGAGGTTACATTTTGCTAAACGTGCGTTTGGCTGGGTGATACTTCAACTTGATAGCGTTTGTCCATCCAGTAGCACGTTGCTTTTCTACAATTATCTCAACATCGTGCATGGATGCTTTCTGTTCATCGGTGTATTCCCCTTTAGTTTTCTCCATGTTTCTTTGGAGTAAAAGGATGTTGTCAGCCCCATTTACAAGTAAACTGCTACCCTTAACAGCATACATAGATGGCCTAAATCCTTTTGGCGTGACTTGTGGAGGCTTACCAAGATGAGCAACTAAGTGAACATGGCATCCAGTTTGTTTTGCAAAATCTTGTAAAACCTGAACGAACTTACCTTGCGCTGGATAATCTTCTTCAAGCGATTCAATCCGCATAAGTGAATCAATAATAAAATGCTCACAACCATAACGACGATGGGCGAACCACATCATTTCAAGCAAGTCTTTCTCCCCCATCGAACCAATGTGATCCACATAAGCGATATTATCGCCAGCGTGCTTCAAAAAATGTTCAACTGTTTGTGGTGAACAGTTCCCATCGAACATTTTGATGAGGTTGAGAAGCAACTGAGCACATGGCATTTCAAGGCTGGCAACAAACATCTTGTTCATATCGGCCAACAAATTGCACATAAGGAAATTCAAAAAGGTTGTTTTCCCTGCGCTGCTGTATCCGGCGACAATTGTAACCTCACCGGGACGATACCAAAATCCTTCCTGATTTGTTTCCCACGTTGTCACCTTTAGGAAAGGCAACGTGAACGGCTCCGGTTTAGGAAGCATCTCTTGTTCAATCCGTGACTGTAAATCTTTGGCTAAGATTAATTTTTTCAGACTTGGAGTCTTGGCGTTCTTTACCCATTCAGCGGCATCATCCTTCGTATAACCTGCTTTAAGGCAATCATTTGCGTCTTTTTTCGGTGTCGTAATAATCAGACAACGATGCTTACCAAGGCGATTTACCACGGTTTCAGTGAATTTTGCACCGGGACCATCGGCGTCAAAAGCGATGTAAATTGTATCAAAAGCCTCTAGGTTCTCCCATTCGTGCTCAATCCATGACATTCCAGCACCGTTTGGGATGCTTAACGCTGGGAATCCCCATTGATACCAAGTCATTGCGTCAATCTGCCCTTCCGAAATGATGATCTTTCTGTCTCGATAAGACTGTTCTGGAATGGCTTGCCACCCAAAAAGAGATGGAGCGCACTCAGCATCTTGCCAAACCCGTTTATTTGCCCCTAGAGTGCGGTAAGAACGGTTTAGAAGCTCCTTTGAAGGTGAGTAGCTTGGAAACACTATGCAACGCTTCTCAGGGCATCCTAGCACCAAATACGCAGAAATGGCGTTTTCGGTCAGTTTTCTCTCATTTTTGAGAAAGTTCATGGCCTGACCTTCTGGATGAAGATTGCTACTTTTGATTTCTGGAGGTCGGCGGTAATTTTTCCGCTCCATTTTGACAGGATCAACAATGCCAAGAAACTCCTTAACTTGGCGAACAGCTTCCCCTGCTGTGATGTTTTTGGACAAACGCCAAAGATCAATCAAATCTCCTTTATCGGAGTCGGTTGACCAATCGCGCCATTGCCCTGCATAAGCCCCTGTGATGGTAACTTTAAGGCTATCTCCCGGTTTGCCAGTTACATCGCCGCACACCCAATCCCTGCCGCTTTCCAACTTTCCAGCGGGAAG